AGCTGAGTATGATTTGCTATAAAACATCTAACTTCTTTAGCAAACTTCATACGTTTTTTATTAGAAAAATGAATCGATGAAATATCTTTTAATCTTCCTAAGTTGTGTTAATATTGTTTCAGCGCAGATTAGTTTTAATGGTAATGTAAATTACCTAAAACAATATTCCGAAAACCTGTCATCTAAGAATAATATTCAATATAAATTTAAATTACATGAAGATCATAAATATATCGTTAGTTTATCAAATGCTATGAGTGTTGATCTGGATTGCTTTAATAACGAAATCAAGGAAACAAGTGTTTTTACGACGATACAAATAGAATTTTAATATGGATTATAAACAATTTGAAAAGTTAATTAAAAACTTAGAAAAGAGTAGCGAGCGTTCTCATACTTTGTATCAATTAGGTATAAATTTAATAGACTATGATGAAATTTATCATGAAATATTTGGATTTCTATTACTAACAGTATTTGGAGTCGAAGGTAAAGACTGGATTGATTGGTATCTTTATGAAAGACCTAGTTTTGGTGGTAAAGAACCTCTACAAGCATTTGATGTAGATGGTAAAGAAATTTGCCACAATATCGAATCACTTTGGGAAACAGTAAAAGAACATCTAAATGAAAAAAATAACTAAACCCGCACAACAAGAAGAAGCAACTTATTATTCAGATTTCTCTGGAAAATGTTTTGGGGATTTTCATCCTCATATAGAGTTAATAATTAATTTTAATTATGGATCAAAGTATGATGGTAGTATGTTGAAATTTGATTTGGATGATAAGGATATAGAAGATGTTTTGGTTCTTTTAAAATCTAAATTGAGTAACGATGCAAAAAAAGGATTTAAGACGATGTATACATTGCTAGATGACAAATACGAAGATAGTGTTCAATCTAGAGATTGGACTGATTGCAACTTTATTTGTAACGAAAAAGATTTACTAGAAAAAATTATATGATTAAAAAAACTATAGAACCAACAGGAGACGTATGTGTTAAATTCACCGAAGATGAACTAGCTCAACTCAACATTAAACAAGGCGACAAGTTTTCTATCAAAGAAACTGATGGAGGAATTTTACTTGAAAAATTTGCCACAGTTGACATTAATTTATCCGAGCTTGACAGAGAACTATTAGAATTTCTTATACAAGAATCTTGTGATAAAGACGTTTCAATTAATCAAGTTATTTCAGATCTTTTAGAGAAAGGTCTTGAACAATATAAATGAAAATATATCACAAAGACGTTTGGGGGTTTTGGTTTTTTAAACGTTATTCGTTTTATGTAGAGGACGAATTAGAAGGTTTAACCGAAATTTTAGTTGACAAAAACACTTGGTCACGTTATAATTTAGGAGATTTTTATGAAATACCTTGAACAACGAGTAGAAGAACTAGAATTAGAAGTAAAACTTCTTAAAGCTAAAAACAAATTAAACGATACGTCTAGTTATTTAAATAACTACCCACCATATAATTCTTATACTGGTCATTATTGGGACTCTTCTGAATTGCAGAAAAATCCTTTAGATACAATTACGGTAAATTTAAGTTCTATTGTGGATGATAGTATTCAAAATCTTAATTATGTAGAGTCTTCTGATCTTCCAGAATATTACCCACCTTATCCTGATATAATTAGTTCTTTTGATGACACAATTTATTCAAACCCAGTTGAACAAAAAATAGAAAAAGATTTCGGTAAAATTATTTCCAAGTTTAAAATTTTACATCATGAATGGGAAATGGATGGATATGGTTATATAGTTACAGATCTAGAATATAATAAAAACATAATTGTTACTAATCATGGTAAACCTATGGTAGTTAATAAGAGTTATTTAAATGATATCATTTCGGGATACAAAGAAACAATTCAAGAAACTGATAGAGCTTTATTTTTAATAAGATGAAAAATTGGATGAATGTTTTGGAAACTTTATCTTTACAAGGTAAAGCAATTAAAGAAAGTGAAGTTCTTTTTAATTTGCCAAATAATCTACACAATGATTGGGATAATTTCATGAGAGGTAAAACCTGTCCTATATTAGATAATGGTGATCATGGGATTTATACATGGGATTTGAATCAGTTTTTGAATAGGTTTTAATGATTAACAGTGTTATAATCACTGACCTTTCTACGGCAGTTTCTACTTCTTTTAAAGAATGTCTTCAAAATGTTTGGATTTCTGCTGTAGATGAAGCAGATAAAAACAAAATTCGAATGATCAAAAAAAACTTTGCTTTAAGAAAAATTCCTCATTTTGCTCAGTATTTTTACGATTGGTCTGATGAAGACAATGATCCATATATTCAAAAAAATTTAGAAGAACAAGGACCACAAGAACAACATGTCAATAATATTATATCTTTTTTACAACCAATTGTGGAGTCTGATAAAGTTTATAATCTTGGTGTTAATTGCTTTGCTGGCGTGTCGAGGTCCACAGCAATAGGAATTATTGCTTGGGTTATGCAAGGTAAAAGTCCACAAGAAGCATTGGATGAGATTATTAAGGTTCGTTATCAGGCTTGGCCAAACCTTCGTATACTTCGCTTTGCTTCTCAGAGACTCGGAAAAGATCTGGTACAACCAGTAAAAAATTGGAAAAACTTTAGTAATAATGGAATTTATACGGGTGGTTGGTAATATTATAAATCAGTACTATGTGGAATCAATCTACTTGATTTTTTAATACCATCATTTATAATATTTTGATTAAATAAAACTCTTTGTATTTGACCGAAAGTTCCTAGATCTACAACGTTGTTTCCTATATTTATTAAAAATTCATTTAATAATATAGCTCCCACATCGGCTCTAACATATAATGTTCCTTGCATCAACACACCATCTATCGTAGAACCATATTTAAATCTAAAAATATTACCTGTTATAACTGGTCCTCTACTTGTATTAGTATCTCTTGCATTTAATGATGGATATAATACAAGTTCTGTTATACCAATAACAATTAATTCACTATCAATGTTATTGGCTCTTATTTTTACGTCTTCACTTATACTACTATCATTCAATAGTGTAAAATCACCAGAAGTATAAATTGTTATTTCTTCATTCAATCCAGAAGATTTTACTGTTAAAATATCTGAATCAATACTTGCAATAGAAGAAGCTTCACTATCAAGTGTTAATCCTTTTGTTAAAATAATAGAACCTATAGCGCGAGTTACGAAAGTACCATAGCCTATACCATTTTCAGTAGTTTTATAATATGATAAGTAATCATATATTTTTCTCGTAGTATTAAGATCAGTATAGGTGATAACAGTGTTAATATTGGATTCAGTAATTGATGAATCTATCAATAAAGTAGGTGTTATGTTTGTTACAGATGATATATCTCTATCAATTAAGAATGTTCCATCATAAAACTCATATCCATATTTTGCAATTTTATATGACCACTCACCAGTAACAGCATCTCCACCCAATAAAATAGTAGTATTACCACTTCCATATCGATATCTAGTACCATTTGGTCTATATATTGCAAAATATGTAGAAGAATCTACATTAATGTTTATAGAAATAGGAACAACGGTTTCAACTTCAGCATCACTTTCATCGGTTATAGTAGAATTTATTCTAGTTATAGTAACCATTCCATCTCCAGTATTAATAACTCTACTAACAGTACAATTTGTATATATGATACTTATAGGTGTATCGATATCATATACAATCGTACCTTCAACATTTAGATTATTTAAATCTTGTACTGATTCATAATATGAAAAAGGTGAAATTACTTTTAAAGCAGAAAGTGAACTATTTCCAGACAAATATATGTTATTAGTTGTTTCTATCGTTTTAATAATAGCACCCGATTCTAAATTGGATGATTTAATTTTAACAATATTATTATCATAAGAAAAAACCGGAGATGCGTTTACATCTATTATTAAAGCATTATCAAGTAAATCTAATGCATTTCTATAAGAATATAAATTAGAAAAAGATAATCCAGATGAAGTTGTAGAAAAATATGAAAAGTAATCATATATTTCTTGTACATTCTTAAATATATTATAAGAACTAGCTACATTAACAAATTCCTCGTATACATAAATGTCTCTTATATAAATTGGATTGATATTGATTGTATTTCCAACGCTAAATGTTCCAGAAATTGTTTTATAATTGTATTTTCCTATTTTATATGACCATGTTCCAGTAGAACCGTTTGGTAAAATTATTGTTTGATCTTGATTAGTATAATATCTTATTATGTCGTTATTATCAAATATTGCAATATAACCACCATCTAAATTTGTTATATTTATATAGGTTGGATTATCTAATAAAACTATGTTTCTCCCTGCTTCAGTAACAACCGTATTTGATCTATTAAGTGTAATGATACCCGATCCATTATTTTCTACTTTTTTGATATTACAGTTTGTATATGTTATTACAGAAGTAGAATTTGTATTGTATGTTAAAGTACCATCTATTGCAACACCATTTAAATTTCTTGCTGTTGTAGCACTAACACTACCAATAAATGAAACATTGGATATAGCAGAATTATCGTTTATGACGATACCTCCTGTTGTTTGTATTGCATTGAAATTATTACCAGCGGACAAACTAAATGTACTTAATGTTAAAATATTTGTAGTTGGATTATAATTTATAGAAGATAATGCTGCACTATTTAATAAAATACCTATATTTGAAAAATCCAAAGTTTTACCTAAAGAATTAACCAAATCAATATAAGACGAAGATGTTGGATTAATTACTGTCCAATATCTGGCTTCATCATAAAGAAAATCAAGATTATTAATATATGGATATGCGGAAACTTGATTTTCGGTTAATGTGGTTAATGTATCAGCCGTTCTATAAAAATTCTTATCAAATTCAAACCCATACCATCTTACATCTTTAATAAACGGATCAAAAATTAAACCATCCAGATAAACAAATCCTGAAGTTAAAGTACTAGTTCCTGTCAATGTTATTTCTATATCTCCTGTATATATTGGTGTAAGATTGTATTCAAAACTATTCCATGTATTTGCTAATGCAGGACTAGTGAATGTTGTATTAGCAACGGTTCCACCAAATGAAATTGATGGTGGAGTGGCAGTACCATAATTTGTATCAAATCTCAAATTACCTTTAATTTTTTGAGTAACTCCTTGAACACTTGGCACAGTAAATTTTTTAATAAATGCTGTATTTGGAATTTTTGGTCTAAATGATAATGATGTTATTCCATTTTTTCTTATAGAAGAATTTTGTGTAGAATGATAAAAAGAATTAAAATTTGTGTATGTATTATTATTATTGGGATTAAAAATATTAATACCACCTGCATCT